CCCGAGCTTGATGCTGACGGCATCGGGACGTCCATAACGTTCCAGGTGTCCTTCTTCAAGAGGCTCGAAAGCGCCTTTCAGAAAGAACTTCTGGAGAGCGCCCAATCCATCCAGTGGAGACACTGGTGGACGGGCAACCTTCATCCATCCCTTAACCAAAGGGACTTGAAGGTCACGGTGGATGGCTTCGGCCTGAGGCTCTAGCCAACTCACTCTGCCCAGCACTTGTGAACTTTCTTCGATGATGGGAAAGTAACCCAGGATTGATCCCAGGTATTCATCGAGGAACCTCGCGGTGGTCCAGTAACCTTTGTTGTAAAACTGGTTCCTGGTACTCACGAGGCTGATCACAGATGCAACGTTACTCCGTGACGAAGGAAAGACTCGGCGAACGCGGACTGTAGTTACGTCTGCGCCGTCGTAGTAATCCTTCCCACACGACTCTCTGAACTTCCCAGTCCAGAAAGACTTGTGCGAATTCACTTTCAGCCCGAAGGCTGTCAGTGAGTCCATCACGGAATGCACATATTCTGACGGAACGACGATGTCGTCACCGTAGACACGCACCTGACCTTTCAGCGCTAAAATCTCGCTGTCAGTCAACCGCTGGCTATGCCGACTCTGAATCCCGCAGAAAACGATGGTCAAGAAGACCATCGCCTCCACAGGAAAACAAAGGGCAGAACCCATCGACGCAAACTTGGACAACGGAATTACACCGTATCCAGGCACGTCTGCCGTTAGGGAGCGTGACGCCTGCACACCTTCAGCGATGTTGGTGTACGAGCGAAATAACTCCTTGACAAGGACGTTCGAAACCCTGTCGGATGCATCGGACAAATCGATAGTCGCGAGACTACCGTCCTCTGATCCTCTCTTTGCCATGAGCTGGTTAGGCTCTTGCTGAGAGAAACCTAGAAAACCCGAACAAAAGCTGTCTGGGTGCTCTAGGTACCGAACCAGCGTTCTCGCTATGGCTTGCTGTGCATATTGCATGCACGTGGGCTCAATCGCGATTATTCTGGGGGATTTCGGCGTTTTAGGAACAAGAGTGACCTTTACAGGTCTCTCCTGTCCGGGTTCGAGAAAATCAACAGACTCGAGCACCTCGTGGTGCCGAGGGTTAGGGAGCACATTATCCAGGAAAGGAAACACGCTCTCCAACCTCTGGGTCCACTCTCGGAGGTCATACTTCGCGTTAGCGAAGAGACCATCGGCAGTTTTCCCAGGTCCGTGCTTTGGGATAAGTTCTCCCACAGCAGTCTCGATATCTAGGCGACTAAGAACATCGCCAAAGAGTCGAGTCCTCATCTTGTTAAACAGGACAAGCTGTTCATCCTGAAAGACGAGGTCCTTGATTTCCTGCTCACACGCAACAAAATTGTCGATCGCTTCAAGATTTCGTGCATCGCTGCACTCCATCTCGATTTTCCCGTACAGCAGAGTTATCTGCCGTACTGCGGAAATCGCATCGATCGACGCATCAGTGCGTAGCCAACCGGTTTGCGCATCGAAAACGAGCTCAAGCAGCCCTCCCAGAAACACGGGGAGGTACGCACTTTTTGAGGCTACACGTTTGTAGCCCTTGAAGTGGTTGAGAGTGACCTGTTGTTCTTCCAGAGCTTGTTCAAAGCTCTTTCCGAACTCAGGCAGGGCTATCGTTATAAAGGATAGTCCCTCGTTTTCAAAACGCGTCGTGATTGTTTCAAGATCACGACTGGTGCTTATGCAGCATCTGCCCTCGACGTCGTCGAGGACGCGCTGCAGGAACAACATGGGGCTTTTCATCTTTCCCTCCTAGGGAATAGATCCTTGTCACGTGAACGTTCCAGGTTTGCCGACGCATGGGAGGATATTCCATGCGCTCTCTACAGGCCTGAGCGGCCCGGATTCCTCCGGGCCACCCAGTGTCTCCATCCCAGCTACCGCTACTATACTCCCTCGGGAGAACGGTATTGCATGCTGGATGAAATCTGACTGTAAACCTTGCATAGGACAATACCCGTAAGGGCACATTCCTAAGACTGCAAGTGAGTCAGGACTCGCTACCCACCAATTTGGTGAGAGCCGCAAAGGACGAGGCGGAAAGCCCCGTCAACATACCGCCTGCAAGGGCGATACACTCTGCGGCGCTGTATCCAAAGGTCGGTTGACCCACGACGAGATAGGCGTAAGCCTTCGCGTACCGTGAGTTGGCCGGCGTAAAGGGATCAGCAACGAGCTTGGACTGATCGATGCGGTAAAGATGACGCTTCACCCCACCTCCCGCAGTCTGATGACTGAGGGAAAGCTGGGTAAGGCCATCAGCCGCACCAAACTGTCCAGACAAGACCCCGGATGAAATCCGGGGCAGAGAGATAGCAGATCCACCCGTAGGGGTGAATGACTGCGGATCGGCGAACGCCATGACATTGCTCCTCAGCTGTATTTGGTTGTTATGAAATTGTAACAGTCAACTACACTCGAGTGATGCCAAGCGCAGCGAGGATTGACCATTGCTTCATACTGAGATCAGTCTGAGGCGATAGGCCGAATCCGAAGGGCGTGGCTCTGACTCTTTGCTTGGTGACAGCAGTGAACTGCTGCTCCAGGTTCAGAGGGGTACCATCATTAAGACGGGACCCAGACAGAGAGTACGTGTTAGACTTCACTTGTGAAGCCATGACGTACCCATACCACATTACTGACCCATCGAGTACCATGGCTTCTAGATTCCGGATCAGAGATCCAAAATCTACAAACCAATCGGTGAGCCAGGTCCACGGCGTCAGTTGCCAGATAAGGTCAGGCGTAAGCCTGGATCCTAGCAGCCTGTTGGCTGCCGCTTCATACGCTTGCATCTTCCCCGGACTCATGCCCGGGGTGATGTAGTACGTGAAGCTACCTGAGAACCACACCTTCTGAGTAAATTCCTCAGTTCGTGTGAGACGCCCATTGAAAGTATCGTAGAACGATGAACTAATGGTAGGAGCAGGGGACTTGGTCCCCATATCCACCACGTTTATCGTGCGACTTTCAGGGAAATCGAAACGTCTACGTATCGCTTGTCCTCTCTGCTTCTCATATTGGCGCAGAAGTTGAATAGACTTCTTTGCCGTAAGAGCAGCAGCTCGAACATCTCGCTCGAGTGGTTTCCACCCGAACTCGATGTTCAAGTATTCGCGGCCTAAGCCGCGGAGGATTCGCGTCCGTTCCTTCAGAGCCGCTAATCCGGGGATGGCAGGTATTCCCTGCACTTCCCGTAGTTCTCCGGCGCCGACGGCCACATTCGTGACCTTCTGCGTCGGATCGATTAGCGATCTCGCCTTGTTGCCGTAAGCCCAGAGGGCTACTTGGTCAACAGGGTCGATGGACGGCCAAACGGGAGCGTCATAGGAGTAGGCTTGAAGCCTTCCCCGAAACGTCCGTTCGATGGTAGTAGACGGCGTTCCCACGTGTAGGTCGACATTCCGGCCTCCATCACGATAATCATACTTCGTGGTAGAGAATGGTCCGCCGACATCTGCGTGGGTAGTGAGCTTGCGACCTGTAGACCGTTCATACTCACGAATAGAGTCGAGCAAACCATGAAAGTTTCCATGGTTCTCGTCAATAGTCGTTTGTTGTTCGGCTGCAAATTTCGCATTGTAATCGAAGACGAAGGGGGCAGAGCCCACTCCGATCCTCACTGTTTCGCGGTTCCTTACGGAAACGCCGACAGCACGATTACGCACACGACGCCCGCCAAGCAACGGCTTATTGGGGTTTCCTCGAGTCACCGTTCGGTAACTCGAAGGCCCCAACTTGTCGACGCCTGGCGAATTCATTTCCATGGACATACCCTTCCTGTTAGCAGATGGAACCCCGTTACTAGTGTCCCACCCGGGCCGCATGATAGCGGGATGCATAAAGCACCTGGGTGGGACTCCGAAAGGGGT